AATCATCTACTGTTATGAGGTATCCCTTGCTCTTATTCGGGGGTATCTCACATGTAATCTCACGACCAAACTCTTTAATGGCATACAACACATGGCTTGTAGGTACCATGAGTACACCTTGTTCCAATACAAACGCCCAGTAAGCAGCCTCAGTAACCATAATACCTGATGGCTCCCATGATTTAGACTTCATGTACCAGCACTCAACTTCAATGTAAAGATTATTAGTAACCCACCACTTGCGGTCACGCTTAACCTCTACAGTCTTGCCTTCGGTAAGGAGTTCTTCTACTAACTTCTCACCCTTTCTGCCGTACCCAAAATCTAAATCAAAACTGGAGTTTTTAACCATGTCTTAAGACCCAACGCGTTTGCGTAAGCCTTCTGCCCCTTCTTGTAGGTAAACATCATTGACATCACAGTTGTCTGGCATGAACACAGGGAACACATTGTCTAACTCTCGTGTTATGTTCTTTGCCATCTCTCTACCTGCATTGTCACCATCACAGAACAACATAATCTTTTCCCAGTCAGCCAATACCCGTGAGTAAAATGGCTTCCAGTTATTAGCACCTGGCAACCCGACTGCTGCGAACCCTACTTGTGTTGCGATAATTGTATCAATCTCTCCCTCACAAATTACGAGAACATCAGCATCAGTTTGTAATGCCATGACATTGAAGATGTGTGTGGTTGCACCAGGGCGAGAGAGATACTTCGGTCCACTGTCATTGCTTAAACTGCGGAAGCGTATGTCAATGACACCCGATGGTGTGATGTAAGGGATAGCCAACTTACCTGAGTAAGGTTCATGTCCCGTCTCAGGATTCGCCACGAAGCCGAGGCGGAACATACGCGCCGTTGCTTCCGTTATACCGCGACTCTCCAGATACGGAAGAACCTCTGCTAGGCTTTGCTCGTAGTTCTCCGTGGCTTTCGCCAGTAATTCTCTCTGCGATTTTGACAGCCTCGCCATACTTGACTCCTTCTTTCTTCATAATCAATGAGTACACATCTCCTGCCATGTCACAGGCAAAACATCTAAAGCCACCCTTATCAATGTTGAGTCGGGCTGACTTAACTTTGTCATTGTGAAAGGCACAGCGGACTGTTACCCATCCAGTTCTGACAGGTATAGTAAATCCGTAATGCTCTAAGACTTTAACGATGTCATGCTTAGAGTTTTGGGAGGACATTGCTGAGCCTTTGAACAACATAAGCATCACCTGTTCCCTTGTTACTTGCCTTGATAATTACCAATGGTGATGGTGCTAGTAGTAATCTCTTTGACAAGCGGTAGTTCTCTGCTTCAATGTCTGCCTCACGCAACCAACCCGATAGGTCAATGCGACCATCACGCCGTGGTGCCTTGGCTTCAATGACATAAGAATCATTTACTGTCTTAAGAAAGACATCTCCAATGTCGTTACGCCCAGCGCGAGGTAAGCGTTGTGCTTCGTAATCTAACTCAACAAAGAAGTCTGCTAGGTCTATCTCCCAGCCCGCACCTCTACGCTTGTTTGCCATCTGCTGACTGCTCACGCTCTCTCCTCTCTGCTATTTCTACTGATGCCCAATACAGGTTGTAGTATCCATCATCTAAAGCAAAGCGCTTCATGTGCTTTACCAAGGCTGATGTATTTGCATAGACTTGTATGCCTGCTGCTTTAACCTTGCGGAAGAAGGCAATGTCCTCACCAATGAACTGCTCGCCACTTTTATTGTTCTCAGCAAACACAAAGTCTGTTTCGCCAAACTTGTCATGCAATGCCTTGATAACAGACTTATGCATTAAGACCAAACCTAAACCAGCATTGTCAACCTTGATGACTTGATTGCGTGGCAGTGGATGGTGATGTTTAATCTCGTACTCATTCCCACCCTCATCAAAGAGGGCAGGCATAGGCATCATCAATGTGTTCTCCATCTGCTTAGAGATAAAGTACACACCACTTACAACTGGACGAGCAATCTTGTCAGCGGTATCCCATAGGGTCTTGACTACTTCCTTGGTAAGTACGATGTCAGAGTCAACCCATAACGCCCAGTCAGTACCGACCTTGTTCCACATCTCAAATGCAGCCTGTCGTTGGCGTGCAATCTGATTACCCTGCACACGAATAGCATTGTGGAATGGGACATCACCAGTGATGATGCTGTACACCAAGCCCTCTGTGAACTTGCCATCTGTGTTTCCATTATCACACCAGATAACAGATAAAGTTTCTTTATTACTATGCGCCATTATCAAACACCTTTTCTGATTGGTCGAGTACTTCCATTGAACCTTCGGCTAAATCTTTCCACGAGTCAGCCATGATTTTCAGGTTGATTCCGACTTGTTCTGTACATTCTGGTCCGTGGTTGTCGAGGAGGTGTTGAGCCATTTGGCTAACATAATCAGCAAACTGTAAGCACTCCAGCCATACTGCGGAAGGGTCGAAGATTTTTCTTGTCGCCTCATCAATATGTTCCATAAACTCTGGAAGTTCACTGAGTATTGTCTCCTTCATTTGAGGTGTTAACTTTGCTTTCATCACTGCTTCCGTCAACATCTCTGGTGTAAGCGACAACTCCTTCATTAAGGAGTGTTGCGTACTCATCCTCTGATAGGTCTTTGAGGTTACCCGTTTCTTCTTCCTGCCAAACATAAGACTTCCACCCTACTGTCCATGAAAAATTCTTTGGTATGTATTTCAACTGCGCTTGTATGTCATCGAATAGTGTCTTAGTTGGCACATATAATTCCTCTGCTGAGGCGCTACCTTTTATGTCACCGTGATTTTCAACTACTCTTAGTTGCCATTTATTCATTGTTGTATTAAGTCCAAAATCTGCATACTTGCAGGGTCGTAGGACAACCACACAGGTGAGCCACCCATGGCATCGGCTGGTCCGTATCTATTTTTAACTGCACACACACCCATAGATGCTATTTGTCCGTGTACTGTGAGTATCAAAGAAGGAGTCTGAGCAATCTTTCCATGCAACGCAGAGCGTGGCGGGCAAGGATTACCTGGGACACCTTCACTGGTGTGATGGCAAACGACAACTGCAGCGCCAGTATCTCTAGCCCACCACTTGAGTTCACGCATGAGTGTGCGTAGTCCGCCGTACTCATCCTGTCCATCAATGGTTACATCAACTGCGTTGTCAAGAACAATCAGTTCAACATCTCTACCTAAACGCTCACGACTTGCAAGGACTGCATCCTCTACATCTTTAAGCGAAGGTGCTGAATCAAACTCCCAAAGGATGTGGTCGGCAGACTTAAGCATCTGCCCTGCCCACTCCCTATCCATTTCCATCAGCGGTTCAACTTCGTTCTGTGGTTTACCAGTAAGCATTGCAAGCAATCGCAAACTCATTGTGTGTGAGTGTGTGTCTGCTGAAATGTATAGGGTAGGAACACCAGCATGTACTGCAAGAGATAAGGCAAGTGTTGATTTACCTGCGCCTGGTGGTCCTGCAATCATGCTGACTTCACCCCGTCTAATTGCTATCTGCTGTGCTGCAAGGGTTTGCCACACTGTTGGAAGTGTGGCTCCGCCCTGCGATGCAGTCTTGATAGCACGGGATAGAAGGCGCATGGATTATGGCTGTGCCTTATGTGAGCAAGCCTGACCTTGTGGCTTAGGACATGCATAGAAGGCACGGTATGGCTTGCCTGTTGACTTAGAGATACCTGCTGCAACAAAGCGCATTGGTCCACCACCACATGCACACTCAGGTGCTTGTCCTGGAACTGATGCTGCTGGTGCTGGTCGTTGTACTGCACCTTGGTTAACTACCTGTGCGCCAGGAAATGAATCTGCAACTGTGTTAGTTGCCCCTGCTGCACGAGCCATTGATTCTGTTGTTGCTTCAAGGTCAACCAATGTAGCAAGTCTCTGACTTAATTCATCAATCAGCAAATCAAGTTCTGCACCTGATGATGCACGAAGGTTGATGAGCATGCCATCCTTCTTGGTTTTCCAGTTAATCTGGATTGGTGTGTTTTCAGTGTTACTCATTTGATTCTCCTAGTTCTGGGTATAGATGTGAGTTCTTTCCGTTTACTGCATAGCATGCGTGGTTGACTGAACAAGTACCACACATAAACCCTGGTTGAGGTATGAAGATATTGTTATCAACTGCAATCTTAAATCCCTTGACATGTGCAGCCAAGCGATTCTCAGTGTAGTGGTCTAACTCTACAGGTTCTGTCATCTCACCTGTGCGAGCCATCCAATATGCACCCTTGGTTGGGCGTACTCCCAAAATCTTTTCAACAAGGATTGCATAAGTACCCAACTGGGTGTATGTAACTGGTGGTTTGCTTGATGTCTTAATATCAATGACCGTCAGTTCTCCGTCTGGTGACACCATCAAGCGGTCAAGAAAGCCCTTGATATTTACGCCACCAACTTCTGTATTAAGTTCTGTTTCTACAGCCTTGGCTCCATCGGCTAGTTCGTACAGTGTGTACCCACCAACCTCACGGAACTGTACCCAGAAGTCAAGCATCTTGGGTCCATTGTCTAGCCACCAAGTAGCATCTTCTTTGTTTGGATATGCAGTTGTCTTGCGACCACCAGCACGGAACGGCATGCCATTGTCTGCAAGTTTGTAGTTCTCAACCCAACGCTGTCTAAAGACATCGCCTGCATCAAACGCTTCTCCTGGTTTAAGGGCATCATAAACTTCCGTACCCTCATGCAAAGACTTACCACCTACCAGCCAGTAGGATGGATTCTCCTGCACTTTCTGCACACGAGTGAGGTAGAATGACCAGCCACAGTTGAGCCATGTTGACATGGCGCTGTGGGAGATATAGTTCTTCCCCGTCTTTTCTTCTAGTGTCATGTTACTTCCTTTCAATAGAGGAAACTACTACACAATGTCTCTCCTATTCAGAAACGACACGGTTGTAATTCATCGGCGTGGCGCGTTGCAAATTGTTTCTATATGATTAAACTCCTGTTCGTGCAGAACGGGTTAAGTATAAGAAGGCTCTGGCGTAAGCCAGAAGCAAAGGCTAACTATAGAGGTTTGCCTACTCATGCTTGCCCATGTGGTGAGAAAGTATTTATTATCTATGCCACCTTTGATGACTACGAAATTTCAATGTACGGTTTAAATGCTGAGTGTAGCGCTTGTGGCGCTCTACTTACTGCTCCTTGTTTGGTGGATAAAGATGCCGAAGTATGACTTTAAATGCACAGCCTGTGGTGTAGTATCAGAAATGCTACTCGCCACCAGCGAGAGTCATGTTCCACCTAAGTGTACTTTGTGTGGCGGTGATACAGTCCGTGTGTACACGCCACCTGCAGTACATTTTAATGGACCAGGATTCTATAAGACAGGCGGATAGGTTTCTTAACTGTAGGGGAAGCGGTTAAGGAAAAACAAAAAAGCCCCCGCTAACTAGATTTCTCTAGCGCGGGGGTTTCTTTGTGTCTTAATACATTACTTGGAGCCTCGACCGAACTCAGTTGCGGATGGGTCAAGCCACTTAAGTAGTGGACCTGCAAAGCCTGCGAGGGCTGCAGCACCCAATGTCTTAAGGTCCGTCTCGCCAGCAAGGTAAAGTGCTACCGCAGCAGATGCCGCAGCACGGAACCATGTCAGTCCGAGTTGCTTAAATTGTTCCATTGTTTCCTCCTTATTTTTTTGTACCGTGCAACTTGCAACATGTACAAACTTCTGTTGTGTATGCCTTCTTAGCAGGGGCAGGTACAACTTTTGCGATTACTTGATTAACAATCTTAGGTTGACTTATCCACCAAAACCACGGAGAAGTATCGGTAGCCATAGCGGATTCAATAGAAATATGCAGATGCTTGTTGTGAGGATTAGACCCTGTGTACTTCCTGTTTCCTTGCTTAGCCTTTTCCTTAGACCAGATTTTGCCTTGGAAGATAAGATAACTAACACGCTTATCCTCTTTAAGTTTCTCAAAAATTTCAACACAGTCAATTCCCTTCTTAGGGTCGTGCGTTAAATCAACTGCAAGTCCTGTGTTGTGGTCAGAGTTAGGACTTGCTTTGATATGAGCAGCACTGGGAAGCAGACCATCGCTTGCCTTCTTGCGAGTTGGTGCTATAGCCGTTGCTTGCTTGAGAACAGCAAGGGCAGCAGGTGTGGCTTTCTTGACTACAGGTTTCATTACTCATCCTTTTTTTCTTTCGGTTTAGATTTCAATCCATTTCCTGCAAGTACGCCAGCAAGAGAACCAGTAAGAAACACGCAAAGGGTACTAACAAGGTCAATAAATGCAGCATCGTTAGGCGCCTGTTCTCCTAGTGGTTGGGTAATAAATAGCAATGCATACAGCAATGCAAATACAGAACCAGCAAACACAATGGCAAGTATGATTCCTATAGTTACAATCAGTCGTGCGTGTAGTTCTTCTGGGCTTAACTTATTTCTTGGGTTCATCTAATACTCCTGGAAGAATGTCTTTAGTACAGGTGCCAGTAGGTAAGCACTGAGGAGGATTACACTCAGGCTTATTCCAGTTCTCGTACTCTTGGCATGGGTATCTCACCCATCCTTGATAACCGCAACTACTCAGTGCGCTCGCAGAGAATACGATAGATGTCATCAACACGAGCCTCAAGGCGATTGACTTGGTCTTTAACACTTCCACCTCCATTAGGGCGTAGTTCATAGAGATAATGTTTTACTAACCATCTAACTGCAACACTAAAGCCAGTAATTAAAGTCATTACGGATACGGCTATACCAGCCCACTCAGCAGGAGTCATTTATTTTCCTTATATTTTAGACAACAGTACGAGCAACAACGGTAACAATTCCTCCATAGCCAGAGAACCCAGACTGTGGTGGAGTTGTTCTTGTAAATGTAACTTGTTCGATAATAGATTCTGTAGGCTCTCCGCCTGCAGTAAAGTCTTGGATGATGACAGTTTCACCTTGTGCTTCTAGTTGCTCAAGGGCTTGAAGGCGGGCTAGTGCATAGCCATCGTAGCCAACAATCTGTCGGTTTCTATCTGTCTCTTTGTCAAACAAGAAGATAGGAATCTGTAGTACGCGAGCGCGAGTAGGTGTAGGTAGCGCCTTGACTGAGTATCCGTAGATGATTGCGCCCTTTGTAGGGTCAGTATCATTTCTGTTTAGACGGAACTTAAACTGTGCTTCGGCTGATACCTCTGGAAATACTGAGGCTAGGTCGTAGTCATAGATTGCAGTCGTTCCCTCTGGGATTGTCTGAAAGGCTATGTCAACGCCATCAATAACGCGGAACATATCTATGTCACCTTGCAGTACATCCTCAAGACGAATCTTAATACGCTTCCATGCTTTGTTTTCAAAGGTATCAAAGCGGATAATGCCTGTTGTAATTTCACCAGACTCAACAAAGTCTGTCTGAGATTCACGCCATAGCCCAGAGTTCTCAACAGTAAATGCTTTGTGGTCATTAGCAAATGTAGCAATGGACCATACAGCACCAGTAACTCCTGCTGCATAAACATCTTTTGCGTAGGCATACTTGCCACTACTTAGTGGCGCACCAAGGTTGATTCGGATAAGTCCTGAGTATCCATCTACTTCGCTATTGACACCAGCATAGATAAACTCATTGCTTGCAGTAAAGGCATAGATGTCATAGTCAGATTCATAAACCAATGGACCGTAAGACAGATTACCTTCGGCATCTGCAATCGCAATACGCACACCTCTACTTGTACCAACAGCAATAAATGTACCAAGGTATCCAAATAAGGATGTAAGTTTTTCGCCCCGTGGCAAGACAAGTACTGTTGTCATGGTGCTAAGAGAACCTGCAGTATCTACAGAAATCTTAAGGGCTAAGCCTTCATCACCTGAGAATCCACCAACATAGATAGCAGCGCTAGACTCTGTGATACCCATGAATCTAAATCCAATAGGCAAAGTACTACTGCCGTTGACAGCGGTAAGTGTGCTGATGTTAATGCTTGAGCCTGTGTTGCGTACCAACTCATAGACGAATGTGTTTCTGGCTGTGTCTGTAAAGGCAAGCATAAAGCGTTGCTTGACATAGGCAATAAAGGCAGAGGTAGCGTTGGCTGTATTGATAGCGTAGTCCTGATGTAGCGCAGGGCTGACTGCATCAAATGAATAACGCCATACCTTAGTAGGTGTGACCATCATCAGGTCATTACCACCCATTGCTGCATACAAAATTTCTTCTGTAATAGAACTGTTGTTAATAACTGTCGTTGTTGTGCCAGCGGTGGTAGTAAGAGTTACGCGGGCTGTAACGGCTGCTGAGCCAGTCACCTTGACGAGATACTCAACACCACTAATGATGGTTGAGAACACGCCAGAGCGTGCAGTAGATGCCTGTGTAAGGGATGTTGAATGGAGCAGTTTTAACTGTCCTGGAGTCCATGGGTCAACGCCTACTGAGTCAAAGAACTGAAACTTAACCTCATCAGGTGTGCCAACAATAGGCTCCTGGTATGTGATGCCACCACCTAAGTGGAAGGATGACTGCGAGCGAATCCAGTAGCCTGAACCAGATAGTGATTGCTCACCTGGGTCGCGGGCATTGTCAAAGCGCTGAGTTCTAAACTCTGCAGTCTGTCGCTTGTATGGAGTCTGGTCTGTGATGGCATAGATGAAAGGCATGCCACCAATAGCAACATCAAACTTGTATGTGGTTGGGTCATAGTAAGTAGCGGTTCGACCTGACAGGTCTATGATTACGCGCTCGGATATATCAGGTGGTCTGCTTGCCACTATGTCTCCTTAATTAGATTTTCTACCCCAGGATATTTTGTCCCAGATTCTTTCATGCCAGTAATAGATACCAATCTTGACTACTGTTTCCCAAAGCGCAATCAGCGCAGAAAGAGTTCCTTCGCCAGTGATAACAAATACAACAGCAAAAGAACTAAGTGTTCCAAAGATTCTATAACTGAGTGATTTAGTAAATGAACGGGACTTGCTTACTTTCACAAGCCAAGTTCTTTTCTTTTCTGTGTTGCTGAGATTGCATGTATGTCTGCACCTAAATCAACTTGCTCAATCTTGTAGCCAACATCACGCCCATAAACTATGTTCGTAATGTTAGGAAACTTTACAACGAAAGATGACCGTTCTTCGGCTCGTATCCGATTGGCAACTTCTTGATAAGGCAGAGGGTCTTTCTCGCTAGTGCCGTGAGTATCCCTAACGCCAATAACAACCTGTGCTGTACGCTCATGTGCTTTCTCCAATAGTGCGTGGTGTCCCTCATGCCATGGTTGATAACGACCCAGCAGTAGGGTTGTAGGTGCCTTCCAGTCATGCAGACTGGACTGAGCAATGATTAAATCTGTTTGACCTTTACTGTCGTAAGACACAAAGTGATAATCAAACTCAGTAGGCTTTTCCCATAACTTGTTAGTATCTTCAAAGCGACCCTCAACAAGAGTGTCCATCCAGATACAGATGTCAGGCTTACCAAAGGCTGCACGAGTGGCAGCGGTAGGGCAGATGAAGTCAACAACAACATCTAAGCCTTGGCTAGATAGCATCTTAGCCATCTCACCAAGACGGCGGGCATGCTCAACCCTATCCTCTGGTGTAAAACCTAAGTCAGAGTTAATAGTTGCCCGCACATAATCAGCGTTTAAATGTACAGCATTGATGCGGTCAGCCAAAGTTGTAGCAAGTGTTGTCTTACCACTGCCAGGTAAACCGATAATTTGAATAATCATTTTATTGATACTTCTTTTTCTGCCAAAAGTTTTTGCGATATGAATTTGCAAAAGTTCTTCTAAACGCTCTAAAGTTTTTGTAAGCAACATCTGCATTATATGGTTCTTGAATTGATTTCCAGTCATCTCTTTTAATTGGAATTAGTTGAGCAACTGGAGTGCCTGCTTCTATTATTCCTTCAAAACCCTTTTTAAGAATAAAAGGAAATTGTATTGGCTGACTGTAAGTATCAGTATCCACAAAACCGCTAATAGTTCTAAATGGTAAATCAAATCTATTGGACGGGTGTGTGCAAAAAAGGCTGTAACCTTTTGGTGTTGTTATTTTCCAATCGTTGTGAAACTTAGCAACCATATAATGATAATCATCGGGTATAGAAAATCCTGGAAATTGATTGAGGGAGTGCCAAGTAATAATTTCTACCTCAGACTTCCATCTGATGTATGGTTCGTTATTAACTTGCTCAACATATATATCATCATCAAGTGTGAATACATATCCAGAAGTCATTGCATCTAAAAAGGGAACACATTTTTTTAAAGTATGATTATGCATTTGAGCATCTTCTTTCATACTTAATTTTTTTTCGTTATCAGTATATATAGGTATATTTTTATACCACTCAGGTATGAACTTAAGGGCAGGCTTTGGAGCGCTGCCCCCAAGTTCAACTTCCTTTTTTACTGGAAAGAACTTTATTTCTTTCATCTTGTCCCCTTAACATATCAGGCTAATATAGCGTTATATGTTACCATGGACTCATTGATTTTCTCTGCATACCTTGCATTTAAATCAGATTTAATTTGTTCTAGTTCTGCTGAGTTGTTAACTGGCATAGCATAATAATCTATTTTTGGTAACTTAGATATTTCAGCCAAGACTGCTTCATGGTCATAAGGCACTGCTTCAACCCCAAGTAACTGAGATAGTCTAGTACCTAAGATTTCAGGAGTCTGAGTTACTTCCTCAAAAGTAAATATTTCTATGTTGTTTTTTGCTTCAAGTATAGCATCAAGAAACTTTTTATTCTCATTAAATGCTTTGTCAATTTCAGCACCAGTTTCATACTTTCCAGCATAAATATGTGAAGCAACACTATCCAATGGATTACGAACTACAGTCATAACTACATCAAATAATCCAACTGTTTCCTTAAAAGTATTAGAGTTGTGTTGGTACAAATATCCCCATCTTTGAAAAGCCTCTGGAAATAAATGATGTACTGCGTGTGCAGTAAACTGATTTGCAGAGCGTACTGGTGCATCTATCATAATAGATGGACTGGTTGGTTGAAGTATTGTTTGCCAAGGGGTAATAAAATTTGTATTAAATATAGATTCATCTATAACAAATATATCTTTATCTGGATTATATTTATCTCCTGGAGATGCTGTTTTGTTTCTTACACCAGGTGCAGATAATATCCATTTGCCATCTAAATTAAGACTAGCAATAAATTCTTTACCAGCCAATTCACTGACTGTTCCATCAATAGAACAGTTAGAATCATCAATAAGTATAGAGTTTATTACAGTATTAGTGTCGTCTATTTTTACAAAAGTAGCCATTTAATTAACCTTTCAGGGTCTTATTTCGGAGTCTTAACAATGACAACACCAGAGCCACCGCCATATCCTGTTTGAGTATTGCGGTATTCTCCACCGCCACCGCCACCTTTATTTGCTTGTGGTGCGCCACTACCTGCTCCACCACCGCCTTGACCACCTGCTCCGTCATTATCGCTAGAGCCACCACCACCACCTGCGTAATAAACTTGAGTACCAGTAATAGCGTTTTGAACTCCGATACCACCAGCACCTGCTAGTCCTTGGGCGTTAAGTTGTTGTTTAACAACAGCAGCACCTGCACCGCCTGCGCCGCCACCTCCACCACCGCCACCGCCTTGACCTTGCTGACCGCCACTAGCATAGTAACTACCCGCACCGCCGTTATAGTGAACAGTTCCAGTTCCTGGAGTACCCACGCCAGAACCATAGCCACCTGCTCCACCGCCACCACTAGCGCCATTTGAACCATTGATGTTTACATTGTATGAGCCTCCACCGCCACCACCTACTGATGCGATTGAAGATGTAAAGGCAAGAGTTGTTGTACCTCCAACACCACCAGTAGTACCAGTAGCATAAGAACCTGTAGCGTTAGCACCACCATTACCAATAGTAACTGTGTAATCTCCAGCAGCAACGCTATTGACTGTACCAGTTTTAACTTCCCCGCTACCGCCACCGCCAGAAATGCCTGACCATCCACCAGCACCTCCACCACCTACAACTAGATAGGTAATATTGTTTGTACCAGTAGTACGAAGGGTACCACTTGAATTAAATTGCATAATCCAATCAGTAGATGTGCTTATATCCGTACCACCGCTAGAAGTTGCAAAAGGATTTGGCTCATAACGAGTATTGCCATTAAGAAAAGAACCAGAGATGGTTCCATTTTTCATACTAAATACTGGAGTCATTAGGAAATCTCCACTCCTGAAATGTGAAATCTAATACCAGTGGTAGAGGCGCTGCCAGTAATAGTAGCAGCAGGGTTAGTTGCTGGAATTACCTGTTTTAAATCTATAACCGTAGTGTCATAAGCGCCGACAGATACTGAAGTAGCCGCTGTTACAGTAGCAAAATCTAATGTAAAGTTAGCAGTGCTTCCAGTAGTATTAGTCACCAAAATATTAGTAACTACCGTAGTCGTTGAAGTATTAGGTTGTGTATATAGGGTTGTGCTTGCTGTCGCTGCTGATGTTCTAGCCAGCGTTTTGGATGTTACAGCCATTAGTTACTGTACCTTTCGCTTAGTAAACGCCCATTATGGAGTTTATTTCTATTGATGTTGTATCTACTACAGCCCAACTTGCAGTTGAACCATCTGTTGTTAAATATTTTCCTGCTTGCCCTGCTTGTGCAGGTACTACATAAACACTTGATGTGTCAAGACTTACTGTTACTTCACCAGATGTGCCACCTCCAGATAGTCCTGTACCTGCTGTTACGCCAGTAATGTCTCCAGGGTTAGGCGCAATCCATGCAAGACCTGATGTAGTGGCAGAGTCAACAGAGAGAATGTATCCATTGGTTGATGCAGGAGTTACTGCGTATGGAGTTGATGCTCCGCTTGCTCCAAGCAAACTTCCTTTGTTTGTAAGGATTGATTTGTCAATAAAGTTAGATGTATCAGGGGCTACTAAATCCCAGGCTGCTCCATCATAAACCTTCATTGCCCCAACTACTGAGTTAAAATACAGCGCTCCAGTTACAAGAGCATTGCCATCGTTATCTACCGTTGGGTCAGATGTCTTAGCGCCAAGGTAGCGGTCATCAAACTGGTCCCAAGCAGCCTCCGCAGATGTTGCACTAGAAGCAGCAGAGGTAGCAGATGTGGCTGCAGATGTAGCGCTGGTTGCTGCGCTTGCTGCAGATGTGGCTGCAGCGCTTGCTGATGTTGCTGAAATAGTTGCAGAGTTTGCTGCGCTTGTGGCGCTAGTCGCTGCAGATGTAGCGCTAGTAGCAGCGGCAGTTGCTGATGCAGATGCGCTTGTTGCTGATGTCGCAGCAGCAGCAGCGGATGCTGCAGCAGCAGATGTAGAAGCAGCAGCAGAAGCAGCACTTGTTGCTGCATCCGTTGCACTTGCTGCAGCGCTGGTAGCGCTTGTAGCAGCAGCAGTTGCACTATTAGCAGCAGATGTTGCATAGCCTGCGATTGTTGCTACAGAGGCAGCAGCAGTTGTAGCCGAAGCAGCAGCACTTGTGGCGCTGGTAGCAGCAGCCGTTGCAGAAGCAGCAGCGCTAGTTGCGCTGGTTGCTGCAGCAGTAGCAGAGTTAGCAGCCGAAGTTGCACTTGTAGCAGCAGCGCTTGCGCTAGTTGCAGAAGCAGATGCAGATGATGCAGCAGCGGAAGCACTTGCAGCAGCGCTCGTGGCTGATGTAGCAGCGCTAGTAGCACTGGCTGCAGCGGAGGCTGCGCTAATGGCAGCGGCTTGTGCTGAACCAAGAATTGTATCTACATAAATCTTAGGTGTTGCAGATGAGTCAACCATACCTGCGCTAGATAGACCAGTAATAACTGGACTGCCTGAGATAGTAGGGCTGACAAAGGTTGCGCTAGATGCTGTGAATGAACCAGTAAATGTGCTAGTTGAAATAGTAGAACTTGTTATAGTTGCAGAGGTAACTGTTCCACCAGTAATAGTTGCAGTTGAAGTCACTGCTCCACTGATAGTAGCGCCAGCAATAATTGGTGTTGTAAGAGTCTTGCGTGTTAGTGTCTGTTCCTTAAGGGTACCAACAATAACACCATCACCTGTTGCAACACCGTGAACATGTGTCTGGTTAGCAGCATTAAGAATTGTCTGGTCAATGTCATAACCACGAGCAGCAATGTGGTTTTCTGACTCACGGAAATCGCGACCTGAAACACCATGTCTTACGACAGCACCAGCGGAGTGGGCTACAGCCTGTGTATTATCAGAACCACGAGTTACGCTAAGTGTTGTTCCGCTACCAGCGGTAACAGTAACAACTTCTTCCTTAGATGTATCTGGGTCAACAATAAGAGTGTATGGGTAATCAGTTGGGAAACCAGAGATGGAGCCAACGATAAACGAAGTGTTTGCTTGTCCCTGTGATTGTGCGGGAATTGATGAACCGAGTGCGGTTTCAACTGCTGTTGAGGAGTAGTACCGCGCTGGGGAGCCTGGGTCGCCTGCTGCCATTTGTCTGCCTTATCTCTGGTAGTGGGAACGAAGTGGATGTTGACGGCGCTGGTTGTCCGCTACTTCATTTAAACGCTGTTGGTAAATGTTGTATAGGAATCTGGAAGCGTTCTGTCCAGAACCTACTGGTGTTACGCCATCAAAAATATCTGCTGCTGCAGATTGTGGACCAAGGCGTGATGGGTCTAAGAATGAAACCATACGGAAGGCTGCGCCATAAATGACAACATCTTCTGAGTATGATGGTAAACCTGTAGTTGTTGCGTAATCATCATCTTCATCTACTAATAATGTAGGGCGCTTCTTATATGCTATATGCACTGTCTGTCCAGGAGTAATACCTGAGTAGATACTGATACTGCGAGTAGATGCAAAAGCATCAATGTCTGCTGTGTGGTCTAGTGTGTAACCACGAACTGGGAACCATTCACGAGATGGTCCTACTGTTGAGTATGTCACACCAAGGATTGCCTGGAAGTCTGCTGGCAACTGGTATGTAGTGCGTGCTGCAATAAAGGGGAAGTCAGTTGTACCAGAGGCAAATACCATTGGGTACATAGCATCAATAGTGTTATTGATTGCCTTCTTGATTTCTGCTCGTGGAAAGATTGGGCTTGCGATTACCTTTGCATTTTCTTCGTGTGCTGCAGGGCTAGTGCCACGCTGTCCACGACCCCATGGGGTAAGTGTCAATGTATTGGCTACATTGTCTGTGCTGTTAACAAAGACAATCTCATCATCAATCTGCACAAAGCCACGACCCATACCTGTTGCATCAGCAATAGATAGGGTAGTTGCAGTAGATGATGCAGGTGATGTTAGCCAACTGGTTGGCTCAACATTGTCTGTGTATCCATGAAGAACTGAATCAACACGCTCAATTAAATCTAAATATGAACTCATAGGTTAATGCTCCTCAATGCTACGACTCCTGATAATCCAGTGGTTCCTGCTAACTCATTGCAGATAGCATTAAAGTCTTTATAGTTAGTAGGCTGGCGAGATGAACTTGCCTTGTAATTCAGGGCAGCAATAAGACCCAAGCCATTGGTGCCAGCCCATGCATTGGCAGCACCTTGTTCAGATTCGTATGCTGTCATTACTGGATAGGTACCACCATTGGCTAAACGATTGAGTTCGTCTGCTAGTGAACTTCCTGCTGTTCCTGTTGCCATTACTTAGCCTTTCTCTTTGCTGCTGCGTTATCCACGAGGTTTGGGTAAGGGCGACCAGCCTTCTTAGCAGCAGCCTTAGCCTTTGCTTTCTGTGCTGGTGTTAGTGGTGTTGATTTCTTCTTTGGATTCTTTGTATCCCAAAATGCTTTCTTCTTCACCACTTCACCTTGTCTGCCCAATACGCTGCACTCATCTTGCCTTTGGCAATATTCTTTGCATGGCGTGCTTTGAACGATGCTTGACGGGCAGAAGGTTGTCTGTCTCCTGAGACTCCCTGTTGCCCAAAACGAATTGTCTTTACTTCCGAACCTGACTTAGCCACAACAACATGAGACTTTGTTGGATGACTTGGTGTGCGCTTAGGCTTGTTAAAGCCTGACACACCAGCACGGGCTAGGCGTGGGTCCTTCTTGGCTGGCATTACTTCTTCTTCTTAGCCATCTTTGCCTCGCTCATAGCGATGGCAACTGCCTGCTTACGAGACTTAACAGCGGGTCCACCCTTGCCTGACTTAAGAGTTCCGCGCTTGTACTCGCCCATTACTTTTTCAACCTTCTTCATTGCTGCTTTTTTCTTCATGGTTTAGTCCTCGTCATCTTCCATCTCAAGGCGCTTGCCTGTTGGCACTTCGCCAATACGCTGGATAGGCTTGTTGTACTGAGCAACATTTGCTGCAGTCGGAGCAGAGTTAACTTTTCTCCCACCAACACCATATGGACTCACTGTTCCATAACATCCGCACTTAATGCACATTTCTACTCCTTTGGACTGTAACTTGTGTTTCTCCGCCAACAGTTGTGTTGTAGTTAGCAGAAATCTGTATTGCTTTTATAGCAACTTCTTCGGCATCTTTGATTGTCTTAGGACCAACCATTGCTACTGCGCCAAGTGCTAAGTTGCCACCACCACCGATTGCATAGAACCCGCCATCATCGCGGGAGAAAGAGTAGTAATGGCTAATCTCATAAATAATTCCATCAAAGGCAACGAGTGCATCAAAGCCTGCATCTCTATCAGCAGGGTCTGGGCTGTACCCATTGTCAATCATTGCCTTGCGAAGTGATGGCAATACCTTGCTCATCATAAACTTATCTGAATCCATAACCCTGGATACTTTGGGTGGCTGCCATAGGTACTGTGCAATGTTTGCTGCTTGGTCATCTCCAGCAAAGGCGATTATATACTCGTCCTTGGTGATAACCTTCTCAATACCTTTTGCTGCATAGGGCTTATCGTTGTAGGTAATCCTGGAATCACCAGCGATAACTGCTGCGTTCTTTAACTGGATACCAACGATGGCTGTCATGTTTGCCCCTTAAGCGCCGTATGCTTTTCCTGTCTTGTTTGAAATATCTACTGCCTTCTGGACTGCCTGCATGCTTGTACCTGCTGGCTGAATACCTTGAGCGCGGGCATCTTTATATGCCTTGAGTTCTGCATCCCACTTTGTAGTTGACATACTTACTTTAGAATTGGCATCTCCTACACCCATTTCAAGTGTAGAAACCTTGCAGCCAAAACATCCTTCAACATACTCAGGATGTGTAGTTCGTCTGTGTAAACTCATGCTGGTGTTATGTACTCCCCGTAGCCTTGAGCAGTCAAGGCATCTGCTGTCTCTTGCGTGATTAAAGTCTTAGTACCACCTAAGTAAAACTCAGTAGCAACATCAACATCAACCTGTGCTGGGTAACGATATGAGGAATAGATACCGTTAACTCTTAAGACAGAAACTCCCTTATTGATTTTATAGCGCGAGAACAAAGGACCATCAGACATTGGAGTTTCTTCAACGATGGGTGTAGTAAAAATGTACTGAGTCATATTGTCCTATTCTGTTGCAGAGGATGGGGCTTTCGCCCCACCCCCCGACAACTACTGCTTAGAGAGCAGCGATTGATGAACCTGATTCGATGCGGTATAGAGCAGCCTCGCGGTAGCGTGACCATCCGATAACACCGTACCATCCGATTGGACGGAAGCGCATCAACTTATCGGTGATTGGTCCGATAACAACTGATGGCTCTTGTGCAACAGCCTCAGCCAATGCTTGCTTTCCAGCAAGGATTGTGTCGAATACGCGAGTTACAGGTGTAACAGTTACAACAGTTGTTGCTGTTACTGCTGCTGAGTTAGCAACATCTACAGTGAATGTTGTTGTTGAACCTGATGTTGTGATTGCAGTAATCTTCGCAGAT